CGGGCGTTCTTCTCTTGAAGGTTTACCTTGTCGTCCTCGATCTTTCGTGCTTCCTCGCGCTGCTTGCGTAGCTCATCCTCAACCTTAACCTGCTTGTCGATCTTCTGCGCTTCAGTCATCCCCGACTGGGCAAGCGTGTTCATCGTGCGCTTAGACGTTTCTCCCCAGACTGGCTTCCCCGCTGCGTCCGTGTCCCATGACAGGCGATTCACCATGTCTGGAGCCTCTTCCCTCAGTTGCGCGATGGCGCTCTGAAAGGTTGGCTCATCACTGGCCGTCCCAGCAATGTTCGACGCCCGTAGCGCCTGATCCTTCTGCTCCAAGCGAAGTTCCCGCTGGGCGTTCAATGCCCGCTGGTCAGCCATACGGGCGTCAGTGACGTACCTCTCGGCAAGGCCCACGCTGCCGCCAGCCTTGATCAGGGCATTCGCCAGTCCCCACGACTGTTGCGCCTGCGTCTGTGCCTGACGCAATGACTTCTGCGCGACCGTGACGGGGCTATCCCCCTCCTGAATGTCGTTGCTCTTGTCCCCCATTGCCTGGGAACCTTGGAGGAAATTCGATAGCACCTGACGGTTCGCCTGGTCCTCGCGATCGACCATCTGGATGTGCTGCTGCTCCGCGTAAATATCGAGCGCCTGCTTCTCCATGTGAAGCTGGCCCTCCTGCAACTGCTGCCGGTTCAGCAACAGGCTGTTTACGATGTCGCCCCATGCAGGCATCTCAGCCTCCTAGCGTGTCGACAATCTGGAAGATGTCTCCAGTCCCACCCTGGAACCACCCCGGATCCAAGCCGGTAGCAAAATCTCCAGCGCCCCATGATCCAGCAATATCTCCGGGCGTCGAAATGTCGCCCAGTGAGCCACCCACATCCAGACCGCCTCCCGTGATCCCACCCTTGTCGATGATGCTTGTGAGATCTGGTGTGCCGCCACCGCCCGTCAGGAGCTTGAAAAGTTGTGGCAACGCCTGCGCGATACCTCCTACTCCTCCCCCTCCAAACAGGCTTGCCAACAGATCGCCGATAGTGTTCTGCTGATTGCGCTGCCCCTGAGTGAGAATTCCAGCCGCAGCAGGAGAACCTTTGAGCACGTCCATCAGTTGATTGAATTTCTGGTTCTCATACTGGAGTCCGCTGGTCTCTCCGAACTTGAACAGGTCAGCCAGTCGGTTCCCGCTCGCGCCCATCCCCGCAGCACCAGCCTGTCTCGAGATGTTCTCCGCGCCCAGCTGCTCCACCGCCTGGAACGCCGGGTCCTGCAAGGACTTTGATGGGTCCGTGAGAAATTGCTGAAGTTGTCCGAGTGCCTGACCCTGTGCCGGAAGGATCGGGTCCGCAATCTGGATGGCAGCATTCGCGTTGTTCTTGTCCTGACCAGTGAGGAGCGAATAGATGTCGAGCCCGGACGTCGACAGATTCTTGATCAGCGAGCTCCAGTCGATCGTGCTCGTTCCTGCCGTTGTCGTATCAGCCATCACTGCACTCCCAGCCGACCCGATGTCGGCGAACTTGTAAAGAGCCCATTATTCACTACGGGCAGATTATTTGCATTTCCACCGCTCGTATTCGTTGCCGTCGATTGATTCTTGTTCGACGCCTGACTACTGGCTCCGAACGCCTGATTGAGCAGAAGGAGCAGCGGCACATACTGCTCCATCCCAGCCGGAACCCCTGTAACCTGAGGACTCCCAGCACTCGCTGCCGTCCCTGCCGTCGTGATCTGGGACTCCAGGTTGCTCTGGCTGCCAGCGCCGGACCCAAGAGTCAGAGGTGGACCCCCAGACCCGCCAAGGCTGCTTGCAAGGTTCGTAAGCATCGTTGCCCACACTGGCGCTCCCAGAGCGCCGAATCCGGCCGACAGTGCAGCCATGATCGCACCAGGCGCTATGTCGCCCACGAAGCTGCCTACCTTGTCTATCCAGTCATCATCACTTTTTACATTCGCTTGCGGCGTGATCCACCCATAATTTGGGTCCCACTTCACCATGCTCGGATCCGTCAACTGCCGCCTACCATACATACTTGGAGGCCCAGTGTTCTCATTGTTACCGAGAGACACATAACCGCTGCCCATGTTCGCAAGGCCGAACTGCTGACTCGGAGCCAAGCCGCCGATCGACGGCGCATTATTAGACAGCAACGCCCTACCTTGCATCGTGGACGTATCCAGGTAGCCCTTGCTCAACAGCTGTTGAAACTGCGCCCACTGATCGCTCGTCAGATCATTCTGTAGAAGCGAGCTAGTGGTCGTTCCCTCGTTGCTGGTGTTCGAGAGCAGCCAGTTTCCGCTCGCGTCCTGCGAGAGAGCGCCCTGAACTCCGAACTCTCCGCCGATAAGGTTAGCCAGAGGAGCGATCGTATCAGCCATCAACTCTCGCCCTGCGAAACGTCAAACTCCAGGCACTCCCAGCGCAGCGGATTCGAGTCCGTGCGCGAGAGCCGGAACGCTCTGCGCCTGGCTGAACCCCCACGATTGATGTAAGGCTGTATGCGTGACTCATCGAACGTGCCCCACGTGCGATATGTGTTGTAGTCGTCGTCCGTGTACTCAAGCGTAGAGATCGCACCAGGATTGACGTCCGCCACTAGATTCGCCTGGCCCCAGAACTTGAACGACAGGTTCCCGTTGTCTACCTTATCGGTCTGCACCTGTACCGTGTATGGCGTCCCATCGTCATCGTTCAGGGCGGGGCTGATGATGTAAACCTTTCCACCAAACTGACCAGAACCAAAGAAATAGGTCGAACCAAAGTTTCCGAGATCAGCCACAGAATACGAATACGGCCACGGCGCAGGACTGGACGGAACATTGCTGTTCCATGGTTGCCACTGTTTCGTCGACGCATCGTACACAGGGATGTACGTCGCAAACCGGTTCGCCAGGGTGTAGAACGTGTGTCCGCCCGCAGAGAAGATCATCGACGTCGTTTCATCGTTCACGTATTGCTTGATGATGTAGTCAACCCACGTGGTACTGATCTGCTGGGGTGACAGACCGTTCATCATGTAGACGCCGATGTGCTTGAACTTGCTCTGACCAACCCAGATAAGCGTGTCGTTCAGAATCGCAATCGTTCCTGCATGAGCGCAACCGATGAGCACGCTGCCACTCTGATACGACGCGAGCGGAATTCCAGGAGCAGGATTTCCCGCATCGTAGTAGAACTGGGTCGTGTACGTTCCGAACACCACTAGATAATTCAGGTACTTCTCTATCGCAACCGCAGGATCATCCTCGTAGTCCGCAGTCGTGAACTGCAAGCTCGGCCACAGCAGCGGGTTCTCTATCGCGCATGCGTGTAGCTCTCCCTGCGGAGTGCACACGTATGCGAACAGATTCAGCACCACGATCCCAGGAACGGTCTCCGTGGGATAGTTTGTGTCAACCACCTTGGTTAACGTACCGCTTTGCAAGACCCAGAAGTTAGACTCATTCTTGATGAGCAACTGTTGCCCATTCAGGAACGTGTTGAACTGATAGCGTTGACCAGACACGTCTGGACTGAGCGCATAGGTCGCAGCAAGCACGGAGTCGAGATTTCCATACCACACCTCCTGTATCTCTGCGCCGTTGTTGCCTCCCAGCAACCACATGGACGGATAACGATACGTGCTAACCGAACTCGGAGTCTGGAATGTGACCGCAGCTGCGCCACCTCTCGCTCCGAACCCAGGAGCGGCTGTCACCAACGCCCAAGTAATTCCGTCCGACGACGAGTACACGTTGGAATCAATACCACCGCCGCTAACGCTACCGCTGATCAGCCACATCTTGTTGTTGTAGACGGTCGACGCCATTCCGTAGCGACCAGCAGCGAAGATGGGTGCTGTGACAGTCCACGTCTGACCATCAGGCGATGAACTCACGTCGTTGAGCGCCGTGTTCGTGCTATCTATACCGCCGATGATGAACAATTTGTTGTGGAAGAACATCATCGTCTGAAGGAATCGACCCGTTCCGGTCGCCGCCGTCGTCAACTGCGTCCAAGTGATCCCATCTACCGTGAACCATACGTCATCGTTACCAGTCCCGCCTCCAGTATCTCCTCCGTACAGATAGATACCGTTATTCGCAGCAACGCACGTGTGATTATCGCGAGCCGTCCACGGAGCCGCAGCAGTCAACTGCGTCCACGTTGCGCCGTCGCTGGTCGACCAGACATCGTTCTTCAGCGCCGTCGTGGTTAGGTCATTCTCGAGTCCACCAATCAGGAACATCTGGTTGTTGAACACCACTACCTGATGTCCTTGCCTGTGTCCGAACGGAGCAGCAGAAGCGTTTTGCGACCAAACGAAACCGTCCTGACTGTAGTTGATGTCGGCGTACTGGACCGGAGCCTCACCGCCAATCACGTAGACACGATTCTGGAAAACAGTGGCCGTGAAAAACGAGCGCCCGTACCATGCTGGCGTGGGCGCTTGCGTCCATGTGAGCCCGCTCGATCCTGAGTTTGCGCCACCTCCACTGGTATATAGAATGTCGTTGTAGATGGCGTACAGAAAACCGTTGTACCAGAATGCTCCCTGAGGATCGGCCGCCACGCCGAAATCTTCGATGTTGACCGCACCAGGCCGTCTCAGGATGTAGGTCTTCTCATTGTACTTGTCCATGTATCCATTCTGGATGTAGCAATCCTTCTCAACCATGATTCCATCACGAGACATGATTGCTTCAGCCAGCGGGTAACGAATCTTGGGCATCAGTAGCGCCCGCGCCTCACGGCGGACCATCGCCAATCGGGTTGGAACGACATCGGAGCCTGTTCCTGCGCACCCCAGTCGGAGAGCTCCTTCACTGACTCACGCGCCTCGTTCTTGACTCGAGTGATGCGTTGCTCCGGAATTTCGTAGGCGTCAGCCATTGCCGCCTTCAACCCCATGGATACGGTCTCATACCACTCAATCGGAATGTCGAGCGCCTGAGTTTCTACCGTGATGTCCTGCATGGGACGATGGCAGTCCAGAAAGATGGCCCTGGTCGAATCGACTGGGGCGGTCCACACGTAGAGCACGCCATTCGAATTCGCTGGGTCATACGCGCTGAATGGGCTGGGAGCCATCTGCGGATCGTAGTAGTACGAATTCGTGATCCCCGTCGCCGACTTCTGAGACATCTGCAAATACTCGATGCGTGAGAGAAGATTCAGTGGTACATCGCTCGCAGGATTGTCGCCACAAACCTGACGGATGTATCCCCCGGGGAGAATACGAAGCGGACGGTACGTCACGACGTCGCCCGTCGGTCCGATCGTGTAGCGGAACTTGTTCGCCACCTCCGGAACCTGAATGAGATCGCGTAGCCAGAGCTCCATGCCAGTGATCGCGCCCCACTTCTTGATCAGCATGTTCAGTTTGCGAAGGCCCTTCGTGATGTCTCCAGCCGTGGGAGTACCACCATCGGGAAGAACGCGAAGGTCCTCAAGCGCATCCGTGATCAGCTGAAGAGCCGTGTACGTTACGGTGTTGATCAGGCCAGATGTGGTCGCCATTTTCTCATCCCATCCACTGAACTAGAACATATCCCTTCGTCCCATTACCTCCGGGATTTCCATGATTTCCCGCACCTCCACCTCCAGCACCATAACTTGTCGATGGTGCACTCAGACCACCAACACCACTATTCGATCCAGCACCACCCAATCCATAAAGTGAACTCGCTCCGCTCGCTCCGGGACCGCCCGTTGTTCCTGAGGACGCCGACCCTAATCCTGGAGCTCCAGCACCATTGGTTACATTTGTCGGAGAAGAGTTATTTGCACCACCCCCTCCACCACCAGAACAAAAGTGAGTCACCGATGATTGAGGTCCTACTGACGGTGGCACTTGGCCGCCAGGACCAGATCCTTGTTCACCTCCTTCTCCTCCGTGTCTCGAATCACCGCCGCCGCCCCAACCACCTTGGGATGCCACTGTTCCAGTAGAAGGACGAGATCCACCTTTAGCTGCTGGAGAAGCCCCACCACTACTACCGCCGTATCCACCCTGACAAGTAAGAAAACTACCGAACGAAGTGGCAACTCCATCACTTCCATTGGAAAATTGAGAACTAGATCCGGCTCCACCGCTACCAATCACAACTGGTATAGCTTGTCCTGGATTAACGAATAAACTGAATTTCTGCACAACTTCTCCACAGCCACCACCACCTCCACCACTACTAGTAAATCCTCCTGATGCTGTACCAGCACCTGCTCCTCCACCAATCATGGTGACAGAAAGACAAGACACCCCACCTGGAACATTGAATGTTCCGCTATTGAAAAACTCCTGACTCTTCATCGGCATCAGGCAACCCACTGCACCATGACGTACCCAGCGCATCCAGTGCCGCCATTGCCCGCGCTTCCGGTCAATCCTCCAGATCCACCACCTCCTGCGCC